GTGAGGCCCACCCGCAGAGTCGCTACTCGAGCGGCTCTGCTTCGCTTCGTACCTGTCTCACGCGGATTAAACTCCGAGTAAAGACGAGTGAAAAATTCACGAAGTGCGAAGCTACTGTCCTGGCATACCCGCTTTGCGCCTGAAGAGACGTAAGGCTGAGGTACATAGTACTGATGAAGGTACTGGTCCCACTTTAAGGGAACAGTCTTCTCAGAGCTATGAGACTTGATGCCAGGAACGTTGCGGTCAGTACGGAAGACATTCCGACGAAATCTCGAAGGAATCAGCTCCATAACTGCACTAGCTGCCTTCCACCAACCTTTTTGATAAAGGTTATTGGAGGTGTCAATAAGACCTTGAAGGTCTCGCAACGTACCTGTGAATGTGTGCTTGGGCTTTACCGGCGTGACACAATGGCCACGCCAGTAATCTGCTCCGCACGACTCTCTGAAGTATCCGTGATGGAATGACTTCCTATCATTGACCTTCAATCCGAGAAGTGTAAGAGCATACACACACTCAGCATACGCTTGGCTCGGGATGATGATATCATCACCGAACACGCGGACTTTACCTCGAAGATTTAGAATATCTTTTCGAGTCTCCGCTCCAGCAGAAGCTAGGGCGATAGACAAAAAGAAGATAGACTGAATCGGGAAGGTCAGGGCTGATCCCATTGAGGCAAACTTCTTTAGAACCATAGGTTCACGAGAAGTAAGGCCATCGACAATCATACGCGTCCGAGTAGCGTGGCATGCACGAAGAAGAGGTAAGTTACTTGCTAGTAACGCCTCAACATGACGGCATGACACACGATCGGAAGCTGATGAAAGATCGATCGTAGAAAGACTACGATCAATGGAAGACTGGACTACCAAACGTTGTGATAACGTCTGATCAGAAGGGTTAAAGAAATGACCGATTAGCGACGATTTCATCGCATAATCGAGCCAAGTCTTGACCTTTTGTTGAGTCCACTGATGCTCAACGGGTTCCATAGCGATAAGACGAGGAGTCTTAGCCGTTTTTGGAACCCCGAACAGCTTGCTAGGCGGCTCCACCCGAGATGGGTGGTAATCATCCATGGAAGGATGCGTACCGTCAAGGGCTATTCCTGAACACCAGTCGAAGGGAAACAATCCTTCGAGTTTCGAAGACCAAGAGGGAAATACGTATTTATACGCTGATCCCTTAAGGTTCGATACAGCTCCTGGTCCATGCTTGAGAGTCCCTGTTTCAGGGGATTGCTCTGACATAGAGTCAAAGTATCCAAGTTCTGAAACAAGAATTCTAGAGACTCTGTCGAGTCTCCTAAGGAAGCTACTTCGCCTAGGATCTTTACCGGTTTCTCCCCATAAAGGAAGATAACCGATATCGAAACTAGATGCAAAGTTAATAGGAATATTAAGATCCAGATCATCATCGCTCCAATTAAGAATCGGAGGAATGATGCGCGATTCGATGTCATAGTACTCCTTAACTGCGTCGTTGACGCGGGCTTCGGAGCATTTGACCTCGTGCTTCTTGAAGAAGCAAGTTAATTGCCGCAGAGCGGCAATCGCGTTTGGATCAGCTTCGTTTAGCAAGCATCCATTAGAATCGCAAACACGAGACCAAAGGCCCCACAAAAATGCGGGTCGATGATCCGACTTACTTCTACGAGCCGTAAAAGGCCCCTGGAAGTCAACCTTACCGTGCTCGAGTAGCACGAGAATATGGTTGTCGAGAGTCGGAAGATCGAGTGTGAGAACACTCAATCCTCGTGATGAGAGATTCGCCCGAAGCCTTTCGATATCTCGAAAGGCTTCAGTATAGGACGAAGCGCATGCGTCAGCCGCATCGAAAGATGCGGCCGACCAGATCTCGAGCATGGCGTTTAACTGGCTTTTCACCTAGGAGTCCTTTGACCTAAGTCCAGGGACCCAACAGTGGAGCCAATATCAACTCACGATTCGTAGTTCAGAAGCTTCTGCAGATTTGCAGAAGTCAAGAAACCTACAAACCCGACGAGGGTCTGGAGGTTGCCGGCGTCGGTATCGGAACGAAGGTTCTCGGTAACGACATAGGCTTTGCGGACGATCTGCGGCGTCGGGGTCGTACCCGTCGTAGCATAGATAGTCTGCGTGAACTCGATATTGTGACGGTCGATAGTTCGACCGGAAGTATCTTTGTAGGACGTATTTCGGATCTTCATCCGAAATTCCTGAGCAGCTTCCCGAAGGAAGTACTCAGACCCATAAGAATCTTGATTGATTCGAATGAGGTCCTTATTGATAGCGTTGATAGTGACGCGTGATGGATCAGCGAACATACTCGTTATTCCTTTGTCGTGTTGCTGGTGGGATTGAAAGATCCTACCGTAAGCGCAATACGGCAAGGGATGCTAGAATGTTCACCTGACGCTGCGTTAGCAGCGGCAGATGTGCGCTAGGCAAGAGTGCAGAAGCACGGTACCTATTTCTGCTTAATCTAGTGAACGATGCTGGCAAAGCGCCGGAATCGGCATATCCACAAGAAAGGATAGTCGTTTCCTGCTTTGTAGTGATCGTTTCACAGATAGCTGGCATATCGGGAGAACAGGGTACGAGGTTTCGTGAAGATTCCAAGTAATCACCTATATTTCCGAACCAGTCCGCTAGCCAAGACCATGGAAGAGCATTCCAGAGGGTCGAGGCGTCCACGGTTGCACCGAGGACGATTTTGCGGGACAGATACTTGAAGGTAGGATCGTATTGACGGATTCGTTCGAATCCGGCAACGTCTGGCCTCCAAGTGGTATAACCCCATACTTTACGAGTCGTCGTCGTCTGAGCGCTCACAGTAGTGAACATTCTAGGCGGCGTCGAACAAACAGTCCAGTTGGTCCTAGGACCAGTAATGATACTGTCGTAAAGATGGACTTTCCGTGTCATAGGGGCATTGGAAAGCTTCTTAAGAAGCTCCATCCGATTGCTAGTCGATTCAGCCATCTTCAAGAGATTGTTGTAATCGGAAGCAAGCGGCGTCCAACCAAACTCACGCATCAGTGTGCCCTTGGCCCACCGTTTTATGAGGTTGTTTCCCAAAGAGCGAACAAGGTCGGGAAGCTCCCGTAGTTCGAACAGCGAGACCGGAAGGTCTATAACTGGTCGACTAGGGTTTGTCTTCGCGAGGACTTGAACAGCTAAAGAGGGATTGGACGGCCTGTTATCATCAGAGAGATGGCCATCGTAAGGGTTTAGACCCTGAAACCCCGGAGGGGTCCAGCGTTTCAACTTATACGAGAAATCTGGTCCAATATGGTTCAAAGAGAAAGAACCACCAGAGGAAAACAGATGCTCAGCGGTGAAAACACCGTTATGAGCGCCAAACTCATCTACGCAGCGGTCTCGATTCAAAGGACCTTCGACTGACTCATCAGAGGCAATCTTAGATCCCTCGTAAAAGACATCTGCGGTCCCGCCACCAGAGACGA